CTGATCAATACTAGTACCGAGCACCCAAATGACTGTCGTTTCAATGATCGAACGCTGGGTGTGTTGTGGGAAGGTGGATGACGACGACGTTGTGGCAAACGTCGCCAGCCTCCGCCGACCTACTGACGCACTCAGTGTTGACTACGTTGAGTACTCGCACACGCCAACGATTCACCACGTTACTGTGCGGCCTACTTGTGTAGTCATAACTGACAACAATGGGGTGCAAATACCAGTGGTTAATTCCGCTGAAGAACCAGTGCCTGAGGCCAACCCAGATTTTGAATCTGGTTACGACTCTGACGATGACTCGTGCGGTGAAGGCACGGGTTGTGCATGTCGGGATAGAGTCGTATGGTGGCAGGAAATGATGGCGTTGATGAGAGTGTTCAATGAGCCCTCCGTTAACACTGGTCATCCGTTTAATGAGCTAGGGGTTACCCAAGCTGATTTGGCGGGATTGATCAATGCCCTCATGACCAAGACCATTGAGTTGGCACAGTCCTGGGAAGGGCACGAATGTCAGTACTGGCACGCTATATGCACAGTCGCTGAGATTATTCGGGATGATGAGCGTCAGCCTCGACGTATGTTGAGTGCCGTGAATCGTGACACCCGAGAGCCTGTCTCGATATCGAATCGAGCTTTGGCTTTTAGACGTTGTAATGCTGCAATGTCTATTGATCACAGCATGCCATGCATAGTTGGCGACCGGTCAGAGTGGGGCGGTAGAACTCCACCGGGTGGCTCCGACGAAGCCAGTGGGGGTAAAGAAGATGGACCTCGTGCGCGAGATATTCCGAGTACTGATCCCTCCCCTGGGAGCAATGAACCTGCTGTAGTGCCGCAGGGAGTTCCCTCGAGCGTGTATCGGGTAGCGCAGGATGTGGTTGAGGTGAAACATCACCGCCGCATCCGTAAGCCAGAGTTCTACGCACGGACAGTGACAATCGAGATTAAGAATCGGTTGGGCTGCCCGGCACCCAATGCGGCGAACTTACTGGCTGTTCGGAGAATGGCCGTTAACATCATGGAAAAGCATGGTGTGCGGCCTACCCACGTGAGAAGGGCTGTTGAGCTAGTAGTTGCTGGTGTTTTTGTCCCCGATGAGGAGGACTTGGCCGGCGCGAAAATTCTCCAATCACATTCCGTGGGGGCACTCCGAGCTGAGCTAGCCGACGCCGGCCCCCGGTCTGCGTGGGACGACCTTCTTCACCCTTTCCGAAGCAGGAGGGTGAAACGGGTTCGTACCGCGTAGGGGGGCCTTGGCGTGGTCCACGGTGTTAGTCACTCAACCAAGTTGAGTGACCCGAGGTGCACCGTGAACAAGCACGCTAAGGAAACCTCGAAACCGCGTACGTTGTACTCTATTACAGAGTTGTCGGGCAACGTAGACCTCGCGGTAAACAATGCCGACATTGACACATTGGAGTGTGCGCTCATGGAGCGCATGTACTACTGCAAAGTTGGAGACGACTTTGTAGCTCCACCCCCTGTGAAGAAGGGTCTATTCACAGAGAGGTTAGCTGACTTCTCTGCTTCCTTGGTTAGTGAAGTGCGAAACGCCACCCGTTGGAGTTACCAGCAAGTACTGGATACGTATACGGGTCGACGCCGCACCATCTACGAGAAGGCGTTGGAGAAGCTGACCCAGATTGGCCTGACGCGGAGTGACGCGCATTCAATAGCGTTTGTCAAGATGGAACTTGTCAAGCCTGACAAAGCACCACGGTGCATTCAACCCCGTAAACCTGCATACAACCTGGCCCTTGGTCGTTATATAAAAGCGGTCGAGCACAAGTTGTACAGAGCTATTGCTCGGGTATATGGGGATGGGCCCACTGTCATGAAGGGATTCAATGTCAGTGAGATTGGCTCGATTGTCAGGGGCAAGTGGAAATCGTTCCGTGATCCGGTCGCTGTTGGACTGGACGCAACAAAATTCGATATGCATGTATCCCCCGAGGCCTTGGCTTGGGAACATAGTGTGTACCTAGAGGTGTTTAACCATGATCCGGAATTAGCTCGTCTGCTGTCGTGGCAGATGGCTAATAAGGGTAGTGGTTATTGCGCTGACGGGTCCCTACGTTACCATGTCAAAGGAAAAAGGTTTTCTGGGGACATGAACACTGGGTTGGGTAATTGCCTCCTCATGTGCGCTATGGTGCACGCGTGGGCTAGGCAATCCCGGTGTAATGTGAAGTTGCTCAACAATGGCGATGACTGTGTGGTTCTGATGGAACGCGTAGAATACACACGGTTTATCACTGGTCTTGACCAGTGGTTCCTGGAAATGGGTTTTCGTATGGTGGCTGAGGAGCCCGTGTACTTGATGCACGAGATTGAATTCTGCCAAATGCACCCCATTGAAATAGGTGAGGAGTGCCGTATGGTGCGTAACTTACCGATGTCTCTCCGTAAAGACACTCTCACAGTGCATCCGATGACCAACAAAAAGCATCGCGCTAAGTGGTTGACTGCTGTTGGCACGTGTGGACTGTGGCTTGTCGGTGGAGTGCCAGTGGTTCAGGACTTTTATCAGTGCTGCCAGCGTGTTGGATGTCACGCAGTTAGTGGTATGGTGGATGATCCCACCTTTGCCACTGGTATGCGATTAATGGCACGTGGAATGCGTGAGCAGTACCGAGAGCCTGATCCGTGGACCCGGGTTCAAGTATTTGAAGCCTGGGGTATCACTCCAGATGAGCAAGTTGAGTTGGAAAGACATTATAGGGACTACGACTTGGATGACCAGCGTGTCGTTGATGAGGTGTTCAACGACACGCCATTGTTGACAACAGTGCTCCTGCCGTAAAGGCTGGGGTACTCGAATATATTTGTTTTGTGTCGTGTACCAACAGGAAAAGTACGATGGTGCGGAAGAACCGCACAACAGTTGTGATCAAGCCGAAGAAGAAGAAGGTTGTGAAATCTGCCGTCACAGCGAAGGAGGTTAGTGCTCTTGGAAAAGCTATCCGGACCCTGGGTATGGCTGCTGGTGGAGCAGCTGGGGGTTACATGGGGAATGCAGCTGCTGGTGGTGCAGTGGGGCACTCCCTAGGGGCGGCTTTGAGTAGGTGGCTAGGTGCTGGGGATTACACTATTGGTAACAATACTGTCGTTCGCCAGTCGATGAAAGCCGCCGGCTCCATTCCTTTGATGCACACTGATCAACAGTCTGTGATTATCAAGCACAAGGAATTCCTTGGGGAAGTTCTCTCCTCTGGGAGTTTCACGGTTCAACAAAGCTTTCCACTCAATCCAGGTGTGAGCAGCACGTTTCCGTGGCTTGCGAACATTGCGGCCAGCTTCCAGGAGTATCGTATCCGGGGGCTGGTTTTCCATTACATTCCGTCGAGCGGTGCCGCCATTAGTAGCACGGATGCATCGTTGGGCACGGTGATGTTGCAGACATCTTACCGGTCAAATGATGCTGCTCCGGCTTCGAAAGTGGAGCTGCTGAACGAGTTTTGGAGCAATGAGGTTGTACCGTGTGACAGCATGGCACACCCTGTGGAGTGTGACCCCAAAGAGAACCCCTTTAATGTGCAGTACGTCCGCACTGGTGGTGTCCCCACTGGGGACTCAGTGCTGATGTACGATTTGGGACAGACTCACCTCGCCGTGAGTGGTTGCCAGACTATTGGCAAGAGGTTAGGTGATCTTTGGGTCACGTATGATATCGAGCTCAAGAAACCACTGCTGTACTCAAATGTGACCAGTCGTGTTGATTCAGCAAGTGCCTATATCTCCAGCGGCTTACAAGCCAGTGGTTGGTTTGGCACCACTGCTGTCACAATGACGGGAACGTTGCCAGCCGTGTTGTTGAACAATACTATCACCATACCTAAAGGGGCCGTGGGATCCTTTCAGGTGTGGATGGAGCTTGGTGGTGTCAACCTAGCAGTTACACTTGCTTCCATCGCCTATACTGGGTGTTCGGCCATCCCAGTGGTGGCTGATGTTCCGGGAACGCTGAACTACCCGAATATTTCGGGCACCACCATCATTGACGTTACGAATGCGTTTAAGGTGGTGGATCCTACAGTCACTCCCGTTATCACCTATGCTATGGGGGGTACCTGGAGCTCTGTCACCTCAATTAAGGTGACGATCACACAGATTGCGTAAGCTGTGAGTTACTTACTATCTCGAAGACAAATACTATAAAAAGAGCGTAATAGTAAATGCTATGCCACTAGCACAAAAAGATTCTACGCATGTTTCGAGTATATATATTGTATGTTTCTATGTATCTGCCAGTTGTGTCGCTGGTGGGGCTACCCGCTATTGCAATACCGGATTAAGGCCCGGTTGCCTGGGGACTAGACCATCTCGGCCATCCAACACCTTCGGGGGGCGTTAGTTGGATGGGGTTGATTGAAATATCATGTGGATTTCCACATTTTATAGATAGACGGTGT